ATGGCTTTAACAGATGTTGCAATCCGCCAGGCCAAGCCCGGCGACAAACCGCGCAAGCTTGCGGATGAGCGTGGCCTCTATATAGAGATACGCCCGTCGGGCAATAAGTACTGGCGCTATCGGTACAAAATCGATGGCGTGGAGAACGTGTTTGCCATTGGTGAGTATCCTGAGCTCAGCCTGGCAGATGCAAGGGCTGAGCGTGACGCGGCCAGGGTGTTGGTTAAGCAGGGCCGTCACCCCGCGCACATTCGGCGTGCCGCCAAGGCTCGGCAGGTGGTCGACAATGCTTCTTCATTCAAGGTGGTTTGCCTTGAGTGGATTGCAACCAAGTCACAGACATCTGATTCGTATCGCAACCAGCTCACCAGTGCCTTCACCAAAAACCTCTTTCCTTATATTGGCAAAACGCCTGTGCGTGATGTCACGTCTGCTCAGTTGCTTGAGTGCATGCGGCGGATGGAAAAGCGGGGGGCTACCTTCTACGCCATCAGCCTGCGCAACTGGGTTTCACAGATGTACCGTTTCGCCATCCGCACGCTGCGTGCCGAGATTGATCCTGCTGCTGCGCTGATCGGGGCGTTACCGCGTGGCCCCATAAACCATAGCCGGCCGATGAGCGTTGAATTGATCGGGCAGTTTCGCCAAAGCTTGAAGGCCTATGCAGGCTTTCGGAGCAACACGATTGCCCTTGAGCTGCTGCAGCTGTTGTTTCTGCGCACCATCGAGGTACGGCGCGGGCGCTGGCAGGACGTCGACCTTGAGGCCGGCGTGTGGGACATACCTGGAGAGATAATGAAGAAAAGGCGACGGCATATTGTGCCGCTTGGCCCGAGGGCGGTTGAGCTGTTGAGGGAGTTGCACACCATCAGTGGTGGGCGGGAGTTGATGTTCCCTGGGCTGCGCCATCCCGATGAGATGGTGAACGGAGCGACATTCAATCGAGCTCTAGAGTTTATGGGGTTCAAGGGATGGACCTGCCATGACTTTCGCGCCACGGCATCCACTCACCTTTATGAGTCAGGCCTATTTCGCAGCGAAGTGATTGAGTTGCAGTTGGCGCACGCCGAGGGGAACAAAACCAAAGGCGCGTACAACCACGCGGAGTACATGCCTGAGCGCTTGGTAATGATGGAGTGGTGGGAGGCATTCTGCTTGCGGGCAGAGTGCCCCGGCATTGGCGCGTAGGGTGATAAATGAAAGAGCGGCTTACGCCGCTCTTTTTTGTTTTTGCTGTTCAATCCAGTTCTGAATCTCAATCTGAGACCAGCGTGAATAGCGCCCCAGCTTCACAGGCGTGGGGAAGTCCTCGAGCTGGATCAGATCATAGATTTTAGTTTTGCCCATGCCAACCTGCGCCATAACATCCTCGATCTTGATCAAGCGGTCTAGTGGACGCTCTTTCATCAGCGCTTACCTCGCTTCTGATTCTTTTTCCTGTCGTGGGCACTGTTTGCTCGGTGATTCCATTCCCTTATTGCGCCCTCATAACCAGGCTGTTTTTCGTCGTCACTGTCCTGAACCGCTACAGGGCCGCGAGCAAGGCAGGCTGAGTGTTCGCTGATTTTTCCTTGGCAGATGACCACGGAGGCGTCGCTATCAAGTTGCTCAACGAAAGCATTCTGCTGGCCGCAGAACGGGCATGGCAGTAATTGATTGTTCATGCGGCCTCCTTTGTCGGCCAAGCGCCGGTGGCGTTGAAGATGTTGGCGGCCTGTCCTTCGTCCAAGGACACGTTGCTAGGGATGGCAATCCACCCAGAGCCGACTACGTGGTGTGGGTTGCAGCCGTCGATTACCTCGCGGTAGTACGCCTCGATCACGTCCGTCAGGTGTTCGGCTAAGTTCATGCCCTGCGGAGCTACCTCTTGACTCTTGATGTAGCGCCGCCCGAACTGGTCGATGCACAGCGCGCTGACATAAATGCACCAGTGGTGGGCGATATCGCAGACGGCGTCCGCGATAGCGCGGCCGGGTGGAATGGACTTGGCGGTCTTCCAGTTAATCAGGCCCTGCCGACCGCTTGGGTCGATGTTGACCACGGCGACGTTGTTGCTGCTGAGCAAGGCGCGGCATGACCGACTTAGGCGGGCGCGCATGTTGTGGGGTTTGCGGGCGCTCATGCTGCCACCTGCATTGGGAGACAGATGCGGTACCCGCGTGTTTGTCCCATGAGGCCGTGAGCTGGATGGATGATTTGCATCGAAGCTGTGAACTCGATGATGCCGTCACGCTCTAGCGCACTGAATGCGGAAGCCACATCGCACGGGCACATGCCGGTTGCGCGGCGCAAGGCCATGCGTCTAACCCACTTGCCACCCGCATTTTTCAGGCGCTCCAAAATGATGCGGGTGGCTTTTGTTGCATCGTACGGGGCATAGGGTTCACGACCTGGAGCAGGGGCGCGGCGCTGGCTAGCGAATAGTTCGAGCTGGCTCATGCCACACCCCGCATACCCTTTTCAGCCATCGCCAGTTCGTCATCGATCACCAGTACCTGCGCGGTCAGGTTGTCCATGGTCGCCTCGGCGCGGGCGGCGGTGATTGGGTTCAGGCTGGGCAGTACGTCGCGCAAGCGCTGGAGGTTGGCCATGTGTTCGCGGCGGTGGGCGCGTAGTTCGTCGGTGGTCAGGAAGTCGATCATGCGGCCTCCGTTGTAGCAGGTGCTGGGCTGTTGGCCGCTAGTGGTGGCAGGGCCTGCTGTTCGCTGTGCTCAAGTGCAATGCGCAGCTGCTCGGCTAGGTTGAGGAGTTTCTGCTGCATCTGGCGGGCGAAGCGCGCTTCGTCTGGGGCGTGCAGGCCGGTGTAGGTGTTGGCCGCTACGTTAAGTTGGTTGGCGGCGGCTTGCAGGGTGATGCAGTCGACAGCGCCGAAGGGGTTGCTGCGGCGTGCGAACAGGGTGATGCGTTCATCACAGTCGAGCATGATGCTTTCGAGTGCGGCCTTGTGGTCACGTCGCTCGATCTCGCGCAGCTGTTTGATCTGCTCGGCGTCTTGGTAGCAGGCGCGCAAACGGATGCCAACCTCAGATACGCCAGCCGACTTGCCGGCGCTGAAGCCTGCCAAGTAGCCGGAGTTGGTTCCGGCTGTGCTGCCGCTGCTGTAGCCGCTGCAATAGAAGGCGACCATGGATGCGATGATGCAGATCAGGATCATGCCGTCGATGAGGGTTGCTTGCATGTGCTGTGCCTCTGGTATGCCTGCCGGCGTGATGTGGTAGGGCGCCGGCAGGGCTTGGTGGTGGTTAGTTACCGAGCGCGAAGGTACCGATGGTCAGTGGCACAAAGCCGCCGACTTCGCTCTCGAGCACCTCTTTGAACTCGATGGCGAACTCTTCGCGCTGTGCCTCTTCACCGACCCAGCGCAGCTTGAGCACGGGCTCATTGGCGCCGGTGATCACTGACAGGCGCAGGGTGATAGTCGAAGCGCCGAGGCCTTCGAACGGCACGACCTGGAACAGGAAGGCAGTCGGCAGGGTCTCTAGGCTTTTGGCCTCGATGTCGTCCATCGAACTGCGGTTGGCGCTGAAGTCACCAACCGAGCTGTCGCGCTGGCTGGTGGCCTTGATGGTCATCTTGCGCACGCCGCTGATGGCCGCTGCGATGGTGAGTACTTCATCGCCAGCGGTGGCGGTGATGTTCGGCGCCCAGTCTTCCAGCCATTCGGCCAGCGTTTGTTGGCTCAGGCTTTTGCCGACGATGGCCTGCACGGCGGTGTACGCGGCCGACTGCTTGAGGGTGAGGGTGGCGAGGTCGTCACCGTGGCCGGCTTCGTCCGGGGTGCCAAGGTTGAAAATCACCGTGGCCGACATAGCGTCTTGGTCGATGAAGCCGCCGGGGGTTTCGGCATCGCTTGCATCGTTGTGGAGTTCGACGTACTTGCTGAAGTCGCGCAGCGATTGGGTTTTCAGTTGGCCGCGAAAGCGATCGCGGTTCGGCTGGTAGCGCTCAAGGCTGTGCATGCTTACTTCGGATGGCAGCACAACCAAGCTGCTGCCGCCGTCGATGATGATGGGCTTGGCCGCGGCGACCAGGGCTTGGGCTTCGATGTGCAGCAGGGTGTCTTTGGTCAACATGGGTGTTTCCTTGTGGTAGGGATTGGGTTGCTGCTAATGACGGCGCGGCGCTTAAACTTCGCGGGCCACAACGGGGGTGTCTTCGCGCTTGAACAGCTGCGCGGTCGGGTCGTTCTGGAACAACTCGATGCCGTTGGGCGTGACGTACATCGGCGTGTCGAGCGCGGTGTCTTCGCGCTTGCTGCCGCGCTTGGTGGGGATGGTGAAGTCGAGCTTGTGGTTGATCTTGACCTGGTTGCTTTCGCCGATCTGGCTTAGCTCAAGGGTGATGATGACCTTGGCTTTTTTGCCGTGATCGATCACGCCGCCGGCCACATCGCTCAGAGCGCGGCCCAATTGCTGGCTGAATACGCCGGCGTTAAGTGAGTTGATGAACTCATTGGTATCGGTTGCTTTCATTGTGCTGTGCCTCGGTTGCTGGTGATGGCCGTGGTAGGGCCGGGTTATGCCGCTTTGGCGGCGGCTGCTTCTTGGCGGTCAAGCCAGTCGGCAAGGTCGTTTAAATAGATGATCCAAGTGCCACGTTTGGAGCTGGGGTCGAGCGGTTGAATCTTGATGTCGATGTGCTTAGCGGTGATCTTGCGGCGCAGGTGCTTCATTGAGCCGATGTGCTTGAGGTGGTCGGCAAGCAGCACATCCACCGTGATGTAGTTGGCCGGGTAATGGCGGCGCAGTTGTTCAAGCGTCGTCACGCGGGCCTCCTATTGGCTGGGCCTCCCCGCACCCCACCGGGAAGCGCAGGGCGATTAGCTGAGTGAGGCCGTCGATGGTTTTGCCGACTTGCCGGTGGGTGATCTCGCCGGCGCCGTTGGTGATCACCGCGCCATAGGGCGTGATCGGGTCCATGGTCAGGGTCACGTAAGGCAGCCAGCCGCGCGGCGTTACCGCAATCAGTGCGGCATACAGGCGACCAAGGTCGGCGGCGTGAGGGATTTGCGCCTGCAAGTGGCCGATGGCCTCATTACTGGCGGCGCGCACAGTGGCTTTGTCGATCACCGTGGGGTGGTCAAGGTGCAGGGCCACCAGCTTGAGCGCACCAATGGCGTGTTCGTGGGCACTTGGCTTCATGCGGCTTGGTCCTTGTTGGTCACGTTGACGCCCAGTTGCTGTGCCAGCCAGCCGATACCTTGTTCCGTTGCCATCACCACACCGTAGTGGCTGTAGGTGCGCAGGTTGGTGTTCCAGCGGCTGCGGGTGTCGGTGTACAGGTGGCCTTTGTCGCGGTACTTGCAGGCCAGCTCGCCCAATTGGGTCAGTACACCCAGCTCGCGCAGCTTGTTGCGCAATGCGCGGGGCTTGATGCCTAGCACGGCAGCGGCTTGGTCAAGGGAACGGTTCATGGCGGTGGCCTCAGGCTGCCGAGCGCAAGGCTTGGCGGCGCAGCAGGATCAACAGCAAGTGGTCAACCTGGGCATACAAGTGCTGCAGGTCGGCGTCGTTGCGGATGTTGAAGTCGTTGTCGTGCACCGCAATACCGGCCTCGCTGCTGTGTGGGTTAACGCCGCACAGCTCGGGTCGCAGAATGTGCACCACCACGCCACCTTGAGCGCGCACCCATGCCGCCTCGTTCTCAAAGCGCACGTCGCTGATCACCACACCGCCTGCCCAAGCACTGCTCAGGTCCAGCAGGTTACCGATGTTCTGCTGCGCCAGAATCAGCCACAGATCGTCGTGCACCAGGTGCCGGCCAAACTCGGTACCGAGCAGCTGCATCAACTGACGGGGTGACTTGCCGATGCTTGGCAGCTGGGTTTCTTTCTGGTCGCCCTCGATCTGCGCCTGGCTGAGGTTAAACATCTGCGCCAGCGCGGCCTTAAGCGGGCTGGCCAAGGCGTAAGTGAGGAAGGCGTAGTGCGCCGCGATGTAGGCCGCCGTGGTGTCTTTGCCGCTGCGGGCAAGGCCGTGCAGGCCGATAAGGATCTGTTTCATGCTGCCTCCTGCTGCGGGGCTAGGTAGGTGCGGCCAAAGGGGTGCTGCTCTGCGCGCAGCTCGGCGCGGCGATATTGGTAGGCGTTGTGCGCCAGATCCCATAGGCGGGCGTATTGGCCATCAGGGCGCGCACCTAGAAACAGCCCAGCGGCCGCCATGCCCATGGCGTAGCCGTATTGTTCGAGCAGCATGTGCTCGCTTGACTCACGGACTTTGCAGATAGCTGCAGTCGTTTCGCGCAGGTACAGCGCTTGTCGGCTCATGCTGCGCTCCCGTCGAACGGGCCGAAGCCTTCGTAGTCGTCGTGGCTGGGCAGTGCCTTGGGGTTAACAAAGAAGCGGCGGTCGATCGCGTGATCCGCCAGCGCCAGTTGGGCGCGGCCGTTCGAGATGATGACCAAGCGGCCAGAGGCTTGCTGAATGCGCTCGACGGCGGCCGGGTTGGCAGCGGTTGGGTGAATGAACACTTTGCAGGGGGTAGTGCTGTGCTGTGCGGTTTGCATGGTAGGGCTCCGTAACCGTGGTAGGGGTACGGGAGTGAAATTAGCAACAGCTAAAACTTAATGCAATAGCAAACGCTAAATAAATTTACAGCAGGCAATAAAAACCCCGCGCTGGGCGGGGTTCTTGTGTGTGTATAGCTATTTGGGTTTCTTTTCTTGTGGGTCGTCAGCTACGCGCGTTTTTCGGCCAACGATGAAGGCGGTGATAATACCGCCGACGCCAATGGTGCCTAGTGCTGCGGCGGCGGCTGGCTGGCCGTGCATGGCGAGGTATACGGTGGCCGCTAAGATGCCAAGCGTGAGTACGAAAGCAAAAAATTGTCCAAGCAGAGTCTCGATGACATAGGCAGTTGATAGCTTCTCATCAATGCTTATTGCGCGTTTTTCGATCTGCTGGCGGTGTTCTGTTTGACTAGTGGTCCACTCCACGATCTGCGCTGCGAGGCCTGGAACAATGGCGTCATAGTCTGCTAACAGTGATGGTGGCGGTAGTGGGCCTTGGAATGAGTGCGCGACGAGCGTGCTGTTGCTTTTGCTCTGCTGGATCCGCTCAACGGTACCGTTAGCGGGCGGCGCTTGAATTGGCTTTTTCTGCTTCGACACGTTTACGTCCTTGTTCGGCGGCTTTATAGAAGTCTTTGCCGATTGCGCGCACGTCGCCGCGCAGTGCTTCGATATCGCTGCGATCCAGGTCGATGCCATGCCCGCGATAGTGCGAGTAACCGGCAGTTGGATAGAGGACTAATACAGAGCCAATGCCGGACAGAATGTTCTTGAGCATACGGTTCATGGTGCTTCTCTGTGAAGAGTTAAAAACGGCGCGTTATGCTAGCAATATCAACCTGTCATAGCAATCTAGGATTACAGGCAGGCTATACGTTTTAGTATTCTTATACCGTGTAGAGGCTTCTGTCTAGCCAAGCGGGCTAGTAAGTTGTGTCAGTACTTGATTTTGCTCGGTGGCACGATGCCGCCCACGTAGTGCAGCTGCTCGATGTCGCGGCGCTGGAAGGTGATGCGGCCGTAGTTGTCGTTGACCGCGCCCAGGCTGACCTCTTCGGCGTTTTCAAACAGCAGCTCTTTAACCATGCTCTGGCCGTTGTTGCAGCGCAGCATCACGTATTCGCCGGGGATCAGTTGGTGGTTAGGCTCGCACCACACCACCCAGCCGTTACGAATGGCCGGGGCCATGGAGTCACCGCGTACGCGCAGCGAGTAAACGTCTGGGTCGCTGGTGGGTACGTCGATCCAGCCCTCTGTCGCCTCTAGGGCGTCCCAATATCCGTTTGGTCCCAACTGTGCAGTCCCTGCAATAGATGCCCGTTTGAATGGGCGGGTGAAGTCTGGGCCGGGTTCAAGTCCTGAGCGGGCGTGCTCATCAACTGGAGGCATAACAAGCGCTCCGGGCTGCAAGCCAAGCTTGATTTCGAGAGTGCGCGCGGCCTTATCGCCTAGAGGGCGGTGACCGTTAAGCAGTTGGGAGATGTATGACGCATCAAGGTCGTACTGATCTGCAAACTCTTTGGCCTTTTTGAGGCCGATCAGGCGGCGCAGTGCGTCTATTCGAAGTTTGTTGATATCCATGTAGTGATGCTGCCCGCGCGTTAGCGTTTAGTAAATTACAGTTTGCTATTGCTTGTTGCGTTAGCGGTTGCTAATCTCGCGGCTTGTTAGGAGGTGCTTATGAATTTGCGCACATACATTTTGGGTCTTGACCGGGAGTCGCTTGATGCCCTTGCGAAGCGGTGCCAGACCTCTATAGGGCAGCTAAAGCAGGTGGCCTATGGCAATCGCCGGGCCAGTGCTGGGCTGGCGGTATCCCTAGAGCGTGAAACGTCTGGGGTCATTACCTGCGAGCAGCTCCGTGAAGATATCGACTGGGCTTTCGTCCGTAGCACGGGCACACATTTAAAAGCAGCCTGAATTAGATGCTTGCGGGGTTGCCCCCGCCCGCAAATGCCCTGCTCCCTACCACGGAGCCGGGCGGTGTGATGAGGCAAGCGGCAGGGGCACAGCACGTGTCCGCCACTTACCTCACCACAGACAGCCAGCGCTAACTCCCTACCACGGTTATCAGCGCTGACTGTCACACCAAGGCACGGATGCCTTGGGGTTTGCTTTGAGGCGGTCAACGGATCGACCACCTCAAGGCTTGGCGCCAGCAGAGTCCCTACCACGGTTTTCTACTGGCTAGACGCGGGCCCAGCACAGGCTGGCGTCATGGTTTGAATGATAGGGCGCTTGCCTGCATTCGGTCTATGGCGCTGGCGGGAGTTAAACACCAATGCGCATAGATCCACTGCGGGACGCCGGTCCCGTTCGTACCCTGGAGCAAGCCATCGACCGTGACAGCCGCGATACCCGCGGTGGTTTGACGGCGGTTTGCGCCATTCTCAATGAGCCGTATGACGCCTTTCAAAAGCGCCTGTCGGTGTCTTACCCCGACCATCACTTGCACGCGCCTGACGTTGAGCGGGTTATCGAGCTCACGCGCGGCCCTGCGGTGCGCCAATGGTTTGAGCGGGTGTATGGCGTTATTTGCTATGAGCCTACGGCGGTACCGGCTACGCAAGACGCGCTGCTGGCGTTGGGCAAGGCCATGGCGACCGAGGCGGGCTTTGTGTCGGGCTTGGCCGATGGCGTGGCCGATAGCCGCTGGGAGCTGCACGAGGTTGAGCGCCTAGAGAAACACGGCATGGCCTTGGTGTCGCAGCTGCTGGGCATTATGGAAGGCGCTCGCCAAGCAATGGAGGGCGCCGCTAATGAGTGATTTGATTGATACCGCCAACGATCACGCCGAGTACCTGCTGCAGGTGAGCCTTGCGCGCCACCAGCGCCGGACTGCTGGCCATGCCACCAGCGCCGAGTTTTGCGACTCTTGCGGGATTGATATCCCCGAGGCCCGCCGTGTTGCGGTACCGGGCTGCCAGACCTGCATTGACTGCCAGCAACTGCGGGAGCGTCGGGCATGAGTGAGCGCGTGCCGTTGACGGTTGCTGACCTGCAAGAGCTGTTGAGTTACATCCCCGCCGATGACCGCGACACCTGGGTGGCGGTTGCGATGGGCGTTAAGTCCGAGTTTGGTGAGGCGGCGTTTGATGCTTGGGATGCCTGGAGCCAGCCGGATAAAGACTACAACGCCGCCGATGCGCGCAGCGTTTGGAAGTCTTGCCGCAAGGGCGGTAAGGGTATCGGTACGGTGATCAACTTGGCCAAGGCCGGTGGTTGGTCGCCGCGTCGTGAGCCGATGACCGCCGAGGATAAACGCCGCCTGAATGCTGAAGCCGAGGCGCGTCGGGTGGCTCGCCAAGCTGAGGTTGAGGCCGACGAAGCCAAGCTGGCGATCATGCGTGAGGCGGTGGCCGCTGCCTGCCTGCTGATTTGGAACAAGCACTGCAAACCGACCGGCACCAGTGCCTACCTGGCGCGCAAGGGCGTGGCGGGGTTTGGCATTGGCTTTTTTGACTACACGGTGGTGCTGAGCATCGATGACAAGCTGCAGCGCTGCGATGTGTGGGTGGGCAGTGAGGTGCGCGGGTTTTTTAATAACCTGCCTAAGCCTCGGCCCGACTCGCATTCGTTTTTGCTGTTTAAGCACGGCAGCATCGCCATCCCGCTGCGTGACGCGGACGGTAAGTTGTGGAGCCTGCAGGCGATCAATGATCAGGGCACCAAGCTATTCCCCAAGTACGGCCGCAAGAGCGGCTGTTTTCATTTGATCGGTGGTGAGGCTGTGACCGATGCCAAGGCGCTGTTTGTGGCCGAGGGTTACGCGACAGCCGCCAGCGTATGGACGGCCATGCAGGAACCAACGGTGGTGGCCATCGACTCGGGCAACCTGCTGCCGGTAGCGCGGGCGATGCGTGAGCGCATGCCAACGGTGCGACTGGTGATTGCTGGCGACGATGACCCGACCAAGCCAAACAACCCCGGCCGCACCAAAGCCGAGGCGGCTGCGTTGGCGGTTGGCGGTGTGGCGGTGTTTCCGGTGATGCCTGCCGAGGTGGCCGCATGAGCGATTGGAATGATGTGCATGCAGCGTGGGGTGTTGAGGCGGTTGAGCAGCAGCTGACGGCGGCGCTTGAGGCGGCCAATGATGCGCTCAGCCTTCCCCGTGCCCCATCTGTTGTGGAGCCTGCGGCTGAGGCCGCTCCTGCTGCTAACGGGGGGGCGGGGGAGGCTTTGACCAGTGAGCAGGTGCTGCGGGCTTATGCATTGGTCGATGGCACCACGCAGGTGTGGGATATCCACCGCGCGCGGGTGATGAAGAAACCAGCCTTTGAGGCCAAGGTCGGTAAGCCGCTGGCAAAGGTTTGGTTTGACGATATCGACAAGAAGTTGATCGGCGATGACCAGGTGCGCGAAATCGAGCAGGCCCGGCGCATGGGTGGCAAAAAGGACGGTGCGCTGGGCATGGCGCCGATCGAGCGTTATGTGTACATCGACGGCACCAAGGATGTATGGGACCGGCAGAAGAAGCGTCGGATACCCGAGGGCGCGGTCAAGATGGCGCTGGGTGATGCTTATGCTTTGTGGTTGAACAGCGGCGAGCGGCGCACGGTGGATGTTGAGCACATTGTGTTTGACCCGGCGATGAGCAAAGACCCCAGCCTGTATATCAATACCTTCGACGGCCTGCCGCTTGAGCCGGTGCGCGATGACAAGGCGTGCGAGAACCTGCGCTGGCTGATCGACTTTCTGTGTAACCACGACGAAGCCTCTGCGGGTTGGTTGGTGCGCTGGTTGGCTTACCCGTTGCAGCACCTGGGCGCGAAAATGGATACCGCGGTGCTGATGCACTCGACCATGGAAGGCTCGGGCAAAAGCCTATTGTTCGCCGATACCTTTGGCATGTTGTACGGCCAGTACGCGGCCACGGTTGGGCAGACGCAGCTTGAAAGTAACTTCAACGCTTGGCAGTCGCGCAAGTTGTGGTCGGTGTTTGAGGAGGTGGTCTCACGCGATCAGCGTTACAACCAGGTGGGCAAGATCAAGCATTTGATCACCGGCAAGACGGTGCGGATGGAGTCGAAGTTCATCAACGGTTGGGAAGAGAGCAACCACATGAACTCGGTGTTCTTGTCGAACGAGTTGATGCCGTGGCCGATCAGCGAAAGCGACCGGCGCATGTTGGTGATGTGGCCGATGGAAACCTTGCCTGCCGATCGGCAGAAGGCCATTGGGCGTGAGCTGGAGAATGGCGGCGTGGCGGCGTTGTATGGCTGGCTGCTGTCGGTTGACCTGGGCGACTTCAATCAGCGCACCCGGCCGCCGAGTACTTCAGCGCGTGAGCGGTTGGTGGCAATGAGCCGCGCCGGTTGGCAGACCTTTTTGCATTTGTGGAAGTACGACGAGCTGGGCAGTGGGCTGTTTAGCCCGTGCCTGTCGGCGGATCTGTTCGCGCTGTTTGGTGATTGGTGCCAGCGCAACCGTGAGCACGCGATGAGTCATACCAAGTTCGCGCTGTTTATCGGCTCGGAGGTGGATAAGACGGATCGGGCTATCCCTTGGACTGAGGGCAATAGCCGGCGCTTTGGCAGCTTCTTTTTCCCGCCCATACCGGAGGATTCCCCGCGCCCCTCGCTGAAGGCCGTAGCGCTTGGCCAGATGGTGGAGGCATGGCGCGATAAGGCGCGCCGTGCCGGTTGGGCGGTGGATAGCTGGGACCATATAAAGGAGCGTGGGGTATGACTAGGTCTGAAAGTGTGTCGGGTGTGTTGGGTCTGTGTCGGGTTGATTTGGCTAACCCAACACACTTTTCGCCCAGCAATTACGGGGCCTGTGGGGCAGTGTGTTGGGTGTGTCGGGTTTACGCGCACGCGGGCGCATGTACGGGAATAATTCATTCAGTTTTAAAGGGTGTTAAGGCTTCGTTTTTTTTCTATGCGAGCACTGAAAAAGCCAACACACCCAACACACCCAACACAAATAAGCTCAATACTTTGTTTTTAAAGGCTTTTAGGTGTGTTGGGTTTGTGTCGGGTTGGTCGTTTTTGTGTCGGGTTGGGGGTGCAGCATGATCGAAGCCATGGAAACCCTGCTGTTGGCCTGGGGTGCCGAGGTGATCAGCCCGAAGTTGGACGTGAGCATCCGCTCGCCACTGGGCACGATGGGCGATGACGCGCCGGTGGGTGGCTCGGGCGGCACGCGGTGTTTGTCGACGGTGGAGTGCGCGGTGGCAATGAGCCGTGCGGCGCTGGCGATCGCGGCGGGCCTGACGTTGTTGGCCAGTGATGTGGCGCCGGGCATTGGTTCGCGCGGGCGGGTGTTGCAGCGGTTGGCGCAGCAGCGCTATTGCAGTTACCCGAAGCTGATGGTGGCTGAGCAGTGCCGGCTGCTGGCGATATCGCCACGCACCTATCGCACTCGGGTGGATGAGCTGCATGTTGAGCTGGCTCGGGTGCTGCCGGGTGTGGTCGGCGTGCAGGCGGCGGCGGATAAAGCCACGGCTGCACATGCTGCCGCCTTGGTGCGCCAGCGCCAAGCGCGTGAGGCCGAGCGTGAGTCGAAGCGGGCGGATAAGCGTCGGCGGGCTGCCAGTCGGGCGCATGTGCGGGCGTTGTTAGGCTCGCGTGATGGTGTGGCGTAATGACCGTTCGTCCGGTCAGTTTGTCGTGAAGCGGGCACGAAAGGCGGCGAAGAGGGCACGAAGGGAACCGGCGTTTTCTCCTCGTTGCCGCCATTGCATGTCAAGGGGTACAAGGTAGCCAGGATTTATAGCTGTGTCCGCAGCGTCCACCCTGCACTGTGCTGGTGCCATCGACCGGTTCCCCAACCACCGGTCACCGCCCCCGAAAGGGGGCAACTACTCTAAGGCCTCGCCCAATACGGCGGGGCTTTTTCATTTGAGGATGTGCGATGACGACCGAGCAGCAATCGCTGGCCGACCTGCCCACCATGCTGTTGATCTTGGTGGCGCTGGCTGGCTTGGTTGGCGAGATGCGCCAAGCCGATATGGCTGGGTTGGCGTTGTCGGAGCTGATCAAGCGGGTGCTGTTTCGGTTCGGGTCGTCGGCCCTGTTCGGCATGGCGGCTTTGATGTTCGTCTACTGGCTCAATGGCAACTATGTGCTGGCCGGTGCAATGGGCATCGGCGTCGGCCTAATCGGCGCCGACGTGGCCGGCGCGCTGTACACCCGCTGGCTGGCCAAGAAGGCCGGGGTGTGTGAGGTGCCGGCCGTGCGTTCTGATGAGGATCACTAATGCCAGTCGCGCCGCGTTCGGTATGCACGTCGCCGAACTGCGGGCGGCTAGCTGCTGTTGGTCGCACTCGCTGCGATCAACATCACGCTGAGTGGATCGAACGCCGGGCTGCACAGCAGACCAAGGCTCACGCCGGCTACAACGCTAAGCGGCCCAAGTCCGACAGCTTCTACTCGACCAACGCTTGGAAGAAGAAGAGCGAAGCCTTCCGTAAGCGGTATCCGCTGTGCTCGGAGTGCGAGTCCATTGGGCTAGTGGTTCAGTGCGCGCTGGTCGACCACAAGATTGCGTACAGGCTTAGGCCTGATCTGGGCCTAGTTGATAGCAATTTGCGCTCGCTCTGTTGGCAGTGTCACAACCGCATAGGGGCCAAGGTGAGGCCCGGCGCTGATGGTGTGGAGTCACTAGGGGTCAAGGCCAGCGCGCCGTACACAGGCCGCTGGTGAGGGGTAGGGGGGTGCAAATCCTCTATAGAAATCCTTGCCCGAACGACGGGGGGAGCCACGTATCACCGCGCGGCGGAATTTCAGATAGGGGGGGGGTTAATCGAACCCTGAGTATAAAGCATGAATTCGAATCCACCCATGACCGTAGAGGCGACGGGCAGCGAAGACGCACAAGCCCCGGCCAAGGTCGAGGTGGTCTCGCCTGATAGTCCGATTGCCTTCAACCCGGAAGAGCAACAAGTCTGGGAGTACATCTGCTCTCAGTTGCGCAAGGCTGGCTTGTTACACCTGACCGCCGGCATCGCCATTTCTGTGATCGTCAAAAAATATCGCCGCTGGCTTTCAGCCATTGAGGCGTTGGACGTTTACATGGATGCCAACGATGGGTCGTTCCAGGTGAAGACGCCCAACGGTTATGAACAGCCGCACCAACTGGTGCACTACGTCGACAAGCAAGAGAAGGAATTGCTCCGGTGGCTACCCTCTTGCTGTCTGACAATCCCGACCTTTGCGAAGGTCAAGGCGCTGGAAAAAGAAGGCGGTCAAGGCGACCTCTTCCTCGACGAGATCCGAAGCTTTATGCAGGGGCGACCAAGCTAATCCCGAAGGAGCTGTTCCCCTGGGACGATTATGGTGTCGCTGTTTTGCGTGGCCAGATCACCGTGGGGCGCCTCACCTTTCTCGCTGTGAAGCGCCATTACGTTGACCTGAAGAAAGGCGGTAAGCGCGGGCTCTGGTTTGACCCGGCTCGCGCCGCCTACATGATCGACTTCTTTCCGAAGTTCCTGCGGCACATACGCGGCGAGTTGACGGGCAAGCCGATCCGACTTGAGCCATGGCAGATGTTCTGGCGTGCCGTTCAGTTTGGTTGGCGGCGCGAGGATGGCACCCGCCGTTTTCGCCAGTGGTATGAAGAGGTTGCCCGTAAGAACGGCAAGAGCACCACGCTCAGCGGCATCGGTCTGCACCTCACAGCCTTTGATGGTGAGCCCGGCGCCAAGGTTTACACAGGTGCTACCAAGCTGGAGCAGGCCAAGATCACCCACGGTGATGCCGAGTTAATGCGGGAGTTCTCGCCGGGCCTTAAGCGCCTGTTCAAAAACCACCGTAACCGGTTGTTCATTGAGGGAACCGCCAACGAATTCTTGCCGCTTGGTGCTGACGCAAACACCCTCGACGGGCTTGATCCACATGGTGTGATCGTCGATGAGCTGCATGCCCACAAGACACGCATGCTCTGGGACGTATTGATCTCAGCAATGGGCTCACGACGTGAACCCATGTTGACGGCGATCACCACAGCTGGTTTCAACCAGCACGGGATTTGCTACGAGCAACGCACGCTGCTGGCCGACATTCTTGACGGGCGTTTAGTCAACGACAGCGTCGGCGGTGTGATCTACACCCTGGACGAGAGCGATGACTGGACCGATGAGCGTCTATGGATCAAGGCAAATCCGAACATTGGCGTATCGGTAAAGCTGACTTACCTGCGCGAGCAGGTACTGCTGGCCAAGCAAGTGATTGCTCAGCAGGTCAACGTCCTGACCAAGAACCTCAACATCTGGTGCCAGCAGGATGACCGTTGGCTCGACATCGTTCAGGTATGGGACCCATGCAACCCGCCGTTTGAGCTTGATCACCTAGCGGGTCGCGCGTGTTACGGCGGGCTTGACCTGTCAACCGAGACTGACCTGACCGCTTATGTGTTGGTGTTTGAGCCGATCCCAGAAGACCCATTTGTTTATGTGGTGCCGTACTTCTTCGTCCCGGCAGACAACATCGAGCTGCGCGCTCAAGTCGATCGCATTGCGTATCCGAAGTGGGTGGCAGAAGGGTTTCTGGAGGCTACCCCCGGCAACGTAGTGGATTACGAGCGCGTTCGGGCGGTCATCAATGAAAGTGCCGAGCGCTTCGAGGTCAAGGAAATTGCCTACGACCCTTGGAACGCTTCGCACCTGGTAACGCAGCTCACCAAGGATGGCCTCACGATGGTCAAGCTTGGCCAAAATCTTGGCAACCTCAGCGCCCCAACCAAGCGGCTTGAGGGGCTTTTGCTCAGCAAGTTATTACGCCATGGAGGCCATCCAGTGTTGCGCTGGAACGCTGAGAACGTTGCCCTGCTGCGCGACAGCAACGGCAACTACCGACCGCATAAAGGCAAAAGCCGTGAGCGCATCGACGGCATTGCCGCATTGCTCAACGCCCTTAACCGCCTCATGGGCGCGATCACTGAAGAGCCGGAAGGCGTCAACGCGGCCTACGCCAAGGGAGGCATCAGAACAACATGAGTAGTTGGCTCAGCAAGCTCAACCCGCTGCGCCGCAAAAGCGCTGACCCGATGGACTCCCGCGCTTTGCTGGAGATGATCGCTGCCGGTGCGGTTGCAGTGTCAGGTGTACAGATAAACAACACGTCGGCACTCCGCTACGCGGCGTTCTTCGCGTGTCTCAAGGTGCTCGCTGAAGATGTTGGCAAGCTACCGATCAAGCTCTACAAGGAGCGCCCGGATCGCGGGCGTGACGTTGCCAAGGGGCACAAGGTTCACCGGCTAATCAGTCGGCGCCCAAATGCCTTTATGACAGCGTCAGAGTTCTGGGAAATGTGTGTTGTCCACGTGGTGCTGCGTGGCAACTTCTACGCCTTCAAGGTCATGGTCGGCGGTGAGGTAGTTGAACTGCTGCCTCTCAGTCCGGGGGCTGTAGTCCCCAAGCTGCGAGACGACTGGTCGCTTTGGTATGACGTTAAGTTTGCCAATGGAACCCGCGACGTACTGCCAGCCAGTCAAATATTCCATGTGCGGGGCTTATCGCTTGATGGGTTTCGAGGCCTCAGTGCCTTGGAGTACGCCCGCGAGACTCTAGGCCTTGGCATAGCTGCTGAGCGGCACGGCGCCAAACTGTTCGTTAATGGCGCCAACCCGGGCGGCGCGCTAGAGACCGAGCAGACGCTAACAGATGAAGTGTTTGATCGAGTTAAAACCAGCTGGAACGAAAAGCACACCGGGCTGGAAAACTCGCACAAGGTCGCCATTCTTGAGGGTGGGCTCAAGTGGACATCGGTCACGATGACCAACACAGACGCCCAGTGGTTGGAGAACCGCAAGCACACGGACAACCAGATCTGCGGGTTGCTCCGAGTGCCTCCTCACAAGATTGCGATTCTTGATCGCTCCACCAACAACAACATCGAACACCAGTCTCTTGACTACGTGAACGATGGGTTGATGCCCCACCTCAACCGGATCGAAAACCGAATCCGCGTTGACTTGCTCAATGAGCGGGATGAGGAAGATCACTTCGCTAAGTTCAACGTTGCCGCACTTTTGCGTGGCGACATGAAGGCGCGCAGCCAGTTCTACAAAGACATGGTTTACATCGGCGCCTACAGCCCCAACGACGTGCTGGAACTGGAGGATCGCAACCCACGCGAGTTGGGCGATATCTACCTCACGCCTTCGAATATGAATATCAACGGACGGCCGGCAGATGAAAACCAAGAACGCCCCTAGCAATAAACATCTAGCCACCACCTTCAAAGTGAAGGCGGTGAATGACGACGGTACTTTCTCTGGCTACGGCTCGGTGTTTGATCTGGTCGACAGCTACTCGGATGTAGTGCAGCGCGGTGCCTTTCAAGAAACGCTGAAAGCCTGGGCCAAGAAGGGCAACTTCCCTTCGATGCTCTGGCAACACAAGTACGACGAACCGTTGGGCGTTTACACCCTGATGGAAGAAGACGAGCACGGCTTGTATTTAGAGGGCCGTCTGCTAATCGATGACGACCCGCTGGCTCGCCGGGCTTATGCCCACCTCAAGGCCGGCAGCATCACCGGGTTATCAATTGGCTACAGCATTCCGCGGGGCGGTGCCTCTTGGGATGAAGGTGCGGGCGTTTACCGCATCAGTCAGGTGGATCTATGGGAAGTGTCCCTAGTGACTTTTCCCGCCAACGACGCGGCGCGTGTGGACACCGTCAAGAGTGCCATGCAAGGGCCGCGTCAATTCGAGAAGTTCCTGCGCGACGCCGGCCTCTCTCGAACCGAAGCCAAAGCCCTAATGGCCGACGGCTACAAGGCAGTCTCTCAGCGTGACGCTGGTATGGGTGGCCTGCTCGATGAAATTAATCAACTCACTATCCAACTGCGAGGCTAACACCCATGCACCGTAAACCTATTTCCGCCCCGGCGTTTTCCGCTATGGGCCACCAACCATCCCTGCGTGATATGCAGCGCCGCAACGACGGCGGCGAAAGCTACGCCGAGCTGCGCACCGGGATCAAACAGCTCGGTGAAGCCTTCAGCGAGTTTAAGAAAACCAACGACGAGCGCCTGGAGAAACTCGGCAAGGGCAGCACCGATCCACTGCTGGAAGGCAAGCTGGATGGTTTGAACGAAAAGCTCAGTGAGCTTGAGGCCTTCAAGAAAACCACCGAAGAAAACCTCAAGAAGAAAGCGCGTCCAGGCATGACGGCTGGCGGCGATGAAGAAGCATCCGCCGAGCATCGCAAGGCGTTCGACGGCTACTTGCGCAAAGGCCGTGATGACGGTTTGCGTGATCTTGAAGCCAAGGCGATGAGCCTCGGTACTGATGCCGATGGCGGTTATGCGGTGCCAGAGGAATTGGACCGCACCATTGGTCAGCTTGAAAAAGACCTAGTGGTCATGCGCTCGCTGTGCAACGTGATCACCGTCGGCTCGGAAGAGTACAAAAAGCTGGTAAACATTGGCGGAACCTCTTCCGGCTGGGTCGGCGAAACCGACGCCCGCACCGGCACTGCTACGCCGAAGCTTGCACAGATCGCCCCGTTCTTCGGTGAGATTTATGCCAACCCAGCGATTACTCAAAAAGCGCTGGATGACATGTTTTTCAACGCCGAGTCCTGGCTGGCGGATGAAATCTCTTGGGAGTTCGAGCAGGAAGAAAACGGCGCATACGTCGCGGGCGATGGCGTCGGTAAGCCCAAGGGTTTCTTGGCCTATCCCACTGCCGCGGTTACCGACAAGGCGGGTACCCGTCCTTTCGGTACGCTGCAGTTCGTCACGTCGGGTGCTGCTGCATTACTGAATAATCCAGACCGCCTCATCGATCTGGTGCATTCGTTGCGTCGTGGCTACCGCAAGAACGCCGCTTTCTTGGGCAATGGTCTGACCCTTGCCGCACTGCGAAAGCTAAAGGACTCCGACGGTAACTACCTGTGGCGTCCGGGCCTTGAGGCTGGTGAGCCAGGTGCTTTGCTGGGCTATCGCTATGAAGAAGAAGAGAGCATGCCGGACATTGCTGCCGACTCGATTCCTCTGGCCTTTGGTGACTTCAAGCGCGGTTACACCATCGCCGACGTTGCTGGCATTCGCGTGTTGCGCGACCCGTTCACGAACAAGCCATTCGTGCACTTCTACACCACCAAGCGCGTGGGTGGCGGTGTGATGGACAGCCTTGCGATCAAGCTGCTGAAAATCGCCGCCTAAGCGGTTTAGCCCATTACAAAGGCCCACCTTGGTGGGCCTTTGTCGTTAGAGAGGATGAGGCCATGCCATTGGTAAAGCTTACTGAATTGTTCAAGTTTTCTCCGGACGGCATCCAGGTGATTGAGTACGCACCTGGTGAGCACGATCTGGATGGTCGCGCTTTAGAGGTGGCTGCTTCGCTAGGCATCGTCGATGACAGCCAGCAGCGCGCCGCTGCACAAGCTGCTGCGGATGCACAAGCTGCTGCGGATGCACAAGCTGCTGCAGATGCTCAGGCTGCTGCGGATACACAAGCCGCTGCAGACGACCAGGCGGCGGGTAAGTCGAAGAGTAAAAAGTGATGATCGATCCGGTCATCGTCAAGGCGCATCTGCGGGTGCGTCATGAGCTTGAGAATGAGTACATCCAGTCATTGGTTGACGCAGCTGCTCAAGCATTCAACGACCAAACTAACCGATCGCTTGTTGAGCTAGGCGCTGCGCTGCCAAGCCCGCTAGGTAATGCGCTGCATCCAACCAAGGCCATTCAGCAAGGCATGCTCTTGTTGGTCGGTCATTGGTACGTCAACCGTGAGGATGTCGTGATCGGCACTATTGCAACTTCGCTGCCCAAGGCCACCGCTTTCCTTTGGCAGCCATACCGCTGGGTGAATGTGGGATGAGAACAGGCCGGCTTGATGTCCCTGCAGACCTATTAACCTTGGGCGTTGATCTTTGTGCGGTACAGCTCACTTGGTTGTGGGTTGGCATCCGCGCAAAAGATACCGGTGATGTGCCGGCCGCTGCGGGGTTGCGTAATCCTGCAAAGATCGAGGTTCGCGCCTGGTGGGATGCGCGCCTACTTCAAGGCCGTTACCTGCGTGCGGGTGAGCGGCTTTTTCATCTTGATAGTGTTCGTGACCCTGATGGCCAGCAGGCAGAAGTCATCATGACCTCTACCGAACTGGTCGGCCAGCCAGCCGAGTATAGGCCGCAGGCCGGAATGCCTACTCCATGCCGCGTGCACCTTGCGCATGAAGCGCCGTACCTCGACGACATGGGGCAGGTGGTTGATTACAAAACCCGTGCCGAAGTGGCCGTGATCGAAGTGGGCCGCCCCCAAGTCGATGACCAGCTACTGATTGCCGGCACGCTATACAACGTCATCCAGTACGCCCGCGACAGCGACGACGGCGTGGTGAGGGGCTTATGGCTGGAGCAGGTGGTTTAAGAATCGCTGTAACAGCGCATGGCTTTGAGGCTGCCAAGAAACAACTGGAGAGCCTTGGCCGCAAGGTTGAGCCAGTGTTGCGTGGTGCCTTGGATTCGACGGCTATGGATGTGCGCAAGCGTCGCTACACCCCAGACATCGCGAAGATGTTCAAGGGCCGTAGCTGGGTCAATAAGCGCATCAAAGTGAAGCGTGTGAATGCGCGAAAGGGCCGCTTCGATGCGCGCCTTATTCCTAGTTCTTCAGGGGTGGCGGTTACTGAGTACCGCCGCTGGGGTTATCAAACAATATCCGCAACGCGCGCCCGGATCTTGGTGGGCAGCTTCAAGGGCCACAAAGTCGCGGCGGGCTTCGTCAACCCAGCAAGCTTCGCCCGTCGACCGCTGGCAACACAAAGCCGCGCCACCCGCGATGTAAAAAAACGCGGCGGCAAGTTCACCTATCGCTATGGGGCCGGCACTCGATCTGGAGTAATGCCGGCCATGGGGCCTTCTGTAGCTTGGTTCTTCAAGCGGCTTACGACTGGCGCCACCATCAAGTACACCAACCAAAAGCTGCAGAACGAGTTCGCCAAGCGGCTTCGCAAAGAGCTGCTCAAAGGTAATGTGTAATGACCCGAGCAACCGACCTATCCGCCGCTATCAAGGCGCGTCTTGAGCTGATCGCTCCGTCTGGCGGCTACTACACCAACCTCAAGGGTGTATTTGAACTGCGCCCTGCGAAAGACTCACAACCGCTGCCATTTGCCTTGCTTGCTTGGCAAGACGACGCAGCTGAGAAGCGCGGCCTGCGCGATGCTCAGCGCCTGCGCAACTACGTGGTGCAGGGCGTATTCAGCAGCCATGCCACATTGTCCGAGATGGAGAAATTCCACTTTGACGTACTGCGCGCCCTTGGGTACGGCGCCGCTGAGTTCGAGCGCCAAATCCCCGGAGTAATCGTCACCGATAGCGCAGAGCTTGATCCTGCGGCTGACGGCAGCACCAAGAGCATCATCACCATCACCCTGGAAGCCCGGTACACCGAGGCCTACGCATAAGCCTGGGCCTTGCCCATAGGAGTCAACATGAACGAAATTTATACCCAGCTCAACTATGGTCAGGTCTATATCCGCCGCAAGGGATCGATCCTGCCGCCGTTCCCGATGGGGCCTATGGCGAACGTGACCATGACGCCAGAGCTTGAAGAAATCACCATCAAAGACCCGCGCACGCTCAGCAACTCGGAGCTGGATGGCGTGAGTCGCCCCGCTGGCGGTACCGTTACTGGCGAGCTGCTTGAGCTGCCGCCCGAGACTCTTACCGAGCTGCTGGCTGGCATTCGCACCGAAGTCCCAACCGGCACCAATACTGCTGAAGCGCATGTTGCCGTGCTTGGGCGCACCTCGATGACCGTACGCCTGCCGCTAGCAGTAACCTCGGTTACCAGTGCTGATGGGCTGACCACGTATGTTGCGAACGTTGACTACGTGAAAATGCCGGGCGGTATCCGCTGGGCCAATGGTGGTGCGCTGGCCACTGACATTGCGGCTGAAATAGCAGACGCCGATGGCATTAAGGGCCTGCCGGTCAAGGTCACTTATACCTTCCCGAAAGTCGGGCTTATCCAAGCGTTCACCCGCGGCCGCCAGTTCTACGAGGTATTTGTTAGCACTGTGAACGAGGCAGGGCAGCTGACCGGCCGCCGTGTGACTTTCCACCGTGCGCGCATGGCGCTGTCTGGTGAGCTGCCGTTGATCAACCGCGATGAGTTCGCCTCTATCGGCGTGACCTTCGCATTGTCAGAAGATCCAGACCGCTTTGGCCTTGGCGAGTCCGCCATGATGACGGTTGAGGAAGAGGCCGTTTAAGCGGGTCTCCGTGCTACATTCCCTGCCATCAACGTGATGGTAGGGATGCCCAATGAAATGTCCAAAGTGTAACTACGAACCTACTTTGGCTGAGATGCAGCGCAGTCCAGACGACTGTGTTAAGTGTGGCGTTAACTATGTTGGTCACGCTAGACATCTAGAGCAAAAGAGGCTGCAGGAGCGAGAAGCTAAAAGTTCAACACAAATTTCAGCAGTCGTTAGAGACGCAGTTGCCGAATACCGAGGTGCGCAACCAGTTGTGGTAGTTGATATCCACATGAGCTTTTCATCGATGGTCGTATTTATGGTCAAGTGGGTGCTGGCTTCAATCCCTGCAGCCATTATATTGGTCATCATCGTTGGGCTTTTCTATGCAGTACTAAGTGCTATTCCAAGCTTTATGTACTACAAAGAAATAGCAGAGAGTCAAAAAAGTAATTCAGGGTTAAATGAAAATAGCTCTATAGGCACCCATATATCTGTTCCGGATGGCACAGGAATAAATTACTTCGATGCCGGGCGCGCTTTCTCAGATAGTGCGGCGGTACTTACAGTTAGGGCTGTTGGCGTAGGCGGGCAAGTTAAATACTCTAGAATCGGTATTGACTGTCGTACTGGGCTTGCGGTGGTTACAGAACAGGCTGATACGGCTGCCCAAGTAGCTGCTTATGGGATGCCAAAGAATTATGAGAGAGTCATAGTTGGCACAACAAGATGGTTCATAGCCAAATACGCTTGTGCTGGAGCAGATCAGTTAACCAGTTTACTTAAATAGAAAAACCCGCCACGGCGGGTTTTTTTTCGCCTGGAGATTGTCGTGAGCGAGCTTGAAATTCTTTTCCCTGAGCCGGAAGTCGTCCAGCTCAACGGCGCAGCCATAAAGATTTACCCCGTGCGCATGCGTGACTTTGAGCGTTACGGCAAATCAGCTGGCGCCCTGATTGAGCTGTTCAGCCATGCGGGCGTCCAGCAGATCAACCGCTATGCGGAGAAACACAGCGCCGAGCTGCGCCGATTACTGCGCTCCACTACCAGCCTTAACCGCTGGCAGTTGTGGCGCTTACCCGCAACCACTGCCGTGCAATTGCTGGTTGAGGTCGTGCGGGTGAACGCTGGTTTTTTCGGCGAAGCCCTTCCGGCGATGGTAAGGGCTCTGAGTGGGGAACAGTCGCCCAGCGCTTGATCGGCGCCGGCCACGACTGGGTGGCAGTGCAGGGCTACACCCTGCCGCAGATCGAGACGTTCTTGGCAGCCATCGTTAAAGAAGACCGCTCGCGCCACAGCATGGCGCTAATCGTTGCGCGCGCCGCCCAAAGCGACCCGGCTCAGTTCAGAAAAATGATGAAGGAAATCGGCTGATGTCCAAGGTTAAAACGCAGCTTGTCATCGACGGCAAGAACAACACCAAAGCTGCATTTGATCAGGTCAACAGCCAGCTCGACAGCATGAACGGCAAGCTCGCCAAAGCCGGCAAAGCGTTGGTTGGTGCGTTCTCGGTATCCATGCTGGCCGGCGCCGTGAAGTCTGTGGCGCAAACGGCTGATGCATACAACCTGATGAATGCTCGGCTCAAGCTGGCGACCGGATCGCAGGAAGAGTTCAACACGGCGACCACTGAGTTGCGGCGCATTGCCAGCGCTACGCAATCGCCGCTGGAGTCCATGGTGACGCTGTACGGCCGAATCAGCCGCCCACTCAAAGAGGCTGGTCGCAGTCAGGGCGATATCCTCAAGGTGACCGAGGCAGTGGCTCAGTCGTTCCGCATATCCGGCGCCACCGCTGAAGAGGCGCAGAACGGGGTTATCCAGTTCGCTCAGGCGCTGGGTTCAGGCGCGCTGCGCGGTGATGAATTCAACAGCGTGGCCGAGCAGGCGCCGCGGCTGATGCAAGCACTGGCTGCTGGTATCGGCGTGCCGGTCGGCGCCCTGAAGGAGATGGCCGCGCAGGGCTTGCTGACCGCCGAGGTAGTGACCAACGCCCTGACGGGTCAGCTAGAAGTGCTGCGCACCGAGGCCAAGACGTTGCCCGCTACGGTCGGTGGCGCGATGACTGAGCTGTCTGACTCTTGGAATAAAGCAATCGGCAGTGCTGACGTACAGCCGTTGATTGATGCCATCAAGGCCTTGACCGAAACGGTTTCAGATCCGGCAATCGTCAGCAGCTTGCTATCTGTTGCTGGTGCGATCGCGCGTATTGGCGCTGCTGCGGTAGAGGCTGTTGCTGGAATTGGTGTGCTTGGTAATGACCTTGGCTACATCGCCGCCCGCATCTCTGGAAACATGGAAGAAATCAGTCGCGCGGATAAGGAAATTGAAAAGCTGTCAGCTGCCGCCAATGGGATCGGAATACTCGACCTGTACATGACAGACGAGAAGATCGAGCAAAAGCTAAGGGAGTTTCAGGCTTACCGTAAGATGCTAGTCGATGATCAGTCTGGCCTGAATGATGACCTGCGCCTGCTCGCCGACATTGCAGCTGGTGTTGCGGATGCCGCGCGCCAAGTAGAAGTCGATGCGCAAACTAAGTACATCGGCGAACTTAAAGCCCTGCAAGGTCAGCAGCTGGATGATGCCAAGAAGGCAATCAAAGAGCAGGAGGCGCTGCAGAAAAAGGCGCTAGCAGCCAAAGAGCGGATTGCCACTGACCGCAAAGCGATTGACGCCAAGTACGACGAAACCAAAGCCACGCTATCAGGCGCAGGTAGTGGCGCCCCGAGCTATGCAGGCGCTCAGGCGCTAAAGGTTAATGCGCGAGCCTCGCTCAAGGCGGGCGACTCGGCTGGCGCCATCAAGCAGGCTGAGGCGGCGCGTAAGGTACTGCTCGATCTGCAAGCGGCTGGCGAGAGCACTTACGGGCTGGCTGGCTTCGCAGATGAATTGCGCGGCATCGAACAGGCCGCAAAGGATATCGAGGATACCGAGGCTGACCGCAAGCTGCTGGTGATCGGCCTGAACATCGCCGCACTGCAAGAGCAGGCCGACAAGCTCAAGAGCATTACGGTTACGCCAGTGATGGACGATGCTGCTGCTGCTGCATTAACTGCCGCGCTGCAAGCTTTAGCGACCTCGCTCGGCAATACGCTGACCATCCCGGTGAAGCTGGTGCCTGGCGGGTTTTCGGGTGATATGGCGGCGCTCGGCCTGACGCAAGGCGATGTCAGCTTCCCAGGCTACTCAGGTGGCGGCCGAGTTCGCGGCCCAGGCTCAGGCACTAGCGACAGCATCATGGCCCGCCTTTCCAATGGCGAGTTCGTCCTGCGTGCCGCTGCGGTACGCGCCTATGGCCCGGCCCTGCTGGAAAAAATGAATGGGCTGCGCATTCCCAAGTTCGCCGACGGCGGCCTTGTTGGCGCCGCTATGTCCGCCCCTGTCGGCCAGTCCGGTCGCGACCTTGGCCGGGTGGACCTCAACCTGCCAGGCGGCGAAACCATCAGCCTACTGGCCGACCAGCAGAACTTCACCGACTTAGTGCGCCGCCAGAAGCTGAAGAACGGCAGCACAAGGAGAACATGATGCAAGTAATGCTCGGCGGCGTGCCTATACGCCTGCATGCCGGCGCGCCTGTGTGCGAGTACAGCCCGCTTGGCGGCGTCAGCACTCGGCGCCGCTCGGGTGGCGCGCTGGTCAAAATGCGCAACTGGCGCAAGACGGCCATCAGCGTCAGCGGTTCAGGCTGGATGGGTCCGGGGTTTGCCGGCATCGACTTCGATCAACCGCTTGAGCTGCGCTGCACCCAGCCGATGTCGCTGGGCACCACCGCACTGACCGGCACGTTGCCGGGTGTGATCCGGCCAGACTTTGCGCCATGGGCTGCGGCCTATGTCGGCGGGGAGTGGGTACCGACAGCTGTGGCTATGGTTGGCCAAGCCTTCACCATTGCCGCTGTGGCGGGCGCCGCCGAGTACCACGTCCGCTGGCTACCGATGTTCGTCGTGATGTGCGAGCCGCCCCCCGAAGGGCTGGACAGTGGCAGCGCCACCTATAGCTGGTCGTTCACCGCCGAGGAAGTCTGATGCTGCTCAACGGTTCGCAACTCAACGGCGCGCCGCTGAATGGCGCGTTTGCGCAGGCTATCCCCGGAGAGGCTGTGCTGGTCGATCCGGCCGTCTCCATTCTGTGGGGCGCGCGCGTGATGCTGGGCGGCGTGGATATTAGTGCCAGCCTAACGGGCTCTATCCGTATCGAGCGCGAAGAGGGCGCCTCTACGCTGGCCGACTTGGTGATTAGCCTCGATGCCGGATCGGTCAACCCTGCCAGCTACATCGGCAAGGCGGTCGAGATTTACTATCAGCTCTGGACAGGCTCAGGCTGGGCCGAGCACCTGCGCTTTACCGGCCAAGTTATCCGCCCGCAGTACAGCATGCAGGAGCGCCTGCTGAGCTGCGATTGCAGCGACCGCCTGCAGGATGCGATCGAGGCGCTGACTGTTGCCCAGGTAGATACGCTGGCCGGCGGCCAGTGGTCGGCCGACCTGTTCGAGTCACCGGAGGGCCGCTCGCGCTGGGACTATGCCCAGGAGCGCATGAGCACCCAGGCCGCCAGCCTGCAGAAGTCCGTCAGCGGCGTACTGCAGGTGACGCCATGGGCCGCCACCGCCCCGGCGTTTGTTTTCCCGGTCGGCAGCGTGCTCGATCAGTCGATGGACTGGATACCGGTCGAGCTGAGCGAGCGCGTCAACGTCGTGGAGCTGGAGCTGGACTACCGCTTTATCCGGCTGCGTCAGCGCCACCAGTCGTTTGCCTGGCAGCACCCGGACATTATCGACTCCAGCATCGGGGGAGGGTTTTGTCTGTGGCGTGGTGACAGTACCGAGCTGCCAGATATTGAAATGGTCACGGCGGCATGCACCGGCGCTGGCTATCAGTCGATACTCGATGGTGTGGAGTGGCTCCGGCTGCCGCCAAGCGGCGTGTACTGCGACCCGCCCGCGGCTTGGGGAAATATTTACTTAGACCTGCTGCTGGGTGGCCTGTGGACGGCGGCCCGCCGCTGGAGTCAGCCGGTTACCGAGCAGTACAAGCTGCGCATCGAGGCCCCGGCCAGCATCGCCCAGGCGGGCGAATTGATCCGCCGCGACAGCATCACCGTCGAAACAGAAAGCGACCGTGAAGCCGAGTTTGAAGGCGCCACCTACACCACCACGGAGGCGGATGCGGTGCAGGACGCCTTGGGCGATTGGGTGGTCGATCTGCGCGATAGCCCACGCCTAGAAGGCGCTGCTGTCATCGGCGTCAGCATGGCACGTGTGCAGGTGCTAGCCGCTCACCGTGCCAACCGCTTGAGCTTCCAGCTGCCAACCGCTGATACCTTGGGCGTGCGCCTTGAGCACACACTGCGGGTCGAGGACGTGATCGGCGACCAGGCGGTGCGCTGTCAGGCCAAGCTGGCCAGCCTGATTGATGAGTGGGATTTCGACACGGGTGAGGCCATCACCACGCTATTGCTGGCCGTGAGTCAGGGCGGCGGGGATGTGACCGATCCGGCGACCGCGCCAGCCCCGCCGCCCAGCACGCCCGCTGGATCGGTGCCGATACTGATCACTCTGTCGACCCAACTGGGCGGGCGCAACACCTCGCCGGTATACGACCCTGAGCTTCTTGGCTTTAGCGGCAACTACTCTGTGACCACCGCTGGAGTTGAGCCATTCCCGCGTGAGTTCAAGGTGGAGATGCCGGAGATCCCGGCGGATCACCAAGACGACTACCAAGTTGTGAGCAACAAGACCTACCGGGTCGCCATCCCCAACGATCTGCTGGAGCTGTGACATGAGCCTTGAATCAGAGCGGCGCGCCATCGGCAGCAACAACGAGGCCGCCCGCCGGGGCATTGGTCAGCGGATGATCAATGACCGCGCCGCCATCAAGGCCGGCATCAGTGCTGCTCGGGCGTCGACCTTCAAGGCAGACCTCAACGCCCTGGAGTCGTCCCCGCGCAAGCAGGTAACCCTGACCAAGCGCGATGCCAAGGGCACCCGCGCAGCAACGGTCGGCACGGGCATCTACAAGGCGCCGGCCACCACTGGCGTGACCGGTGTCGGCATTGCCAGCCCGCTGACCGAGGGCAGTTATGCCGCCCGCGAGTTTCACCCGGCGCGCTACCTCAGCAGCTCTGACGGCCTGTTTGTTTGGCAGTTCGAGCCGCCCAAGAAGATCGTCATGGCCGATGCCAATGACGAGGAAGTCATTCAGCTATTTGCGGTGCCAACCTGATGGACGAGTTCTCGATCAACTTTGGCCGCCACCGCATTGTTGGCTGCCCGTTCCACGGCCTGGTGCGCGGCTCACGGCTGACGCTGCCGAACGGCCAGCACAAGGATGGCCAGTGGATTGCGGATAATGTGCGCGCCAGCTACCGGGTGGCAGTGCCGGGCGTGCCGCCCGTTGTCCGTGATGCTGATGAGGTCGCCGCTGATACCGCTGCTGGCTACCAGTGGCGGTCAGATGCGGTGGTCAACCTGCGTGGCGATGATCGAGATATGCACCTTTATGGGTGCTTAGCCTTTAGTGCTTCGGCTCTTTACGCCCCATCCATGGGTAACTGCTGGGCGGTTAGGCTATCCAGCAGCATGGCCGCCAACGCCGGCAAAACACAGCTTGTTGACCCGGCCACCCTGGAGCGATTCGGGCATGTGTCGATAAATCCTGAGCCAGAAGAGCGATCGTTGCCGGTCGCGCTTTCTGGTTACGGCCCCACTGACGCGCCGCAAGCATCATCAGTCGTATGGGACAGCCTGCCAGATGGTAGTCAGGTGATTTTTGGTGGCTCTGAGTACGACGCGACAAAGGAGCTTTATAGCCCGGCCGGCGGCTTTGATCTGCTGCGCCTATCGGGCCAAGGCACTGCCGAGTCACCATTTGCTGCGGTACTTGAAAAGCTCTCGGGCGCCTTATCCGGGGCCAGTACCTGGACGGATAACTTCCAGACGTGGACCGGGGTGATTGATTGGGTGCCATCCATCACTGAGGAATGGATCACGCCACTGGACGATCAGTCTGGGCAGGATTGCCAGTGGTTCAAGGCCACTACAACCGGCTCGACGCTTACGCTTGATCCAGACGGAACTCCGTCAGCAGCTACACCGTATATCACCGTCGCCACGGGGGTCCGTACTGCCACGCTGCTGGATCATGTGATCGGCTGGTGGTTTCACAACGGCGCACCTGTCGCGGTAACGCTTGATATTGAGTACGAGCTAAACGAGACGCACGACCTTACAGGGGCTGCGTCAGGCGTCGACCCTAAGGTTAGGGTTATGCGCTATGCCAAGGTTTCTGGTGCGTGCATTCCGTACCCGTACATCGGCGACGTTGAGGCCTACAACTCTGAAGGGACATTTCTATTTTCCGGCACGATGGCGCGCTCTACCACTGAGCGTCTTACGCGACGGCTGAAGGTCGGCGGAGTGCTTATCGACACCGCCGAGGTGGTTTATGAGAGGCATATAACCGAGACGCTCGGCGGCTCTGGCGTGTTGTATGACTCGGTCAATGGCGATTCGCCGGATGGCGGCACGCTGGCTTTCCTCACTACTCAGCGCCTGCTTGTGGATAGCGAGGTAATCGACTCGCACACAGCCTCATCAACCGGCCCGAACGTTGGGTATGGTCTGACTGGCACTTATGTCATCAATCGCGCCATCGATACCAGCAACCGGTTTGCCGGGGTTAATCCTGTTGCCTACTGGCTGCCGCTGCTCAACGGCGGCAGCCTTCCCGCTGATGTAGCTAGCGTTAAGTGGTCATGCCGCGTGCACTGGTGGAGCAATCACCTGGTGTGCCTATTGCGCCGCCAGTCGCCGTACTCAGGCACAAAGGGCCTCAGCTTGCTTTATGGGCCGACGGCATACCCCGGCGGGGTGGCCGTGTCAATTAGCGTTCCCGCACCATCGCCATCTGAAAATGCCCAGTATCTGTTCGGAGCGCATGACTCGCTGACGGGCACCGTCCTGCTTGGCCAGTCTGAAAAAGTCACCTACGTCTAGGAGCAAACATGCAGCGTTTTGTAGACAACTGGTCAGCCGTGCTGCTGGCCCCGATTACCAGTATCGCCACGGGGCTGTCCATCGACCCGCTACAGGCGGCCAAACTGGTCGGCCTTGGCGCTGGTGATTTCTATGAGCTGACGCTGGTCGAGGTCGATGCTAACGGCGCCGAGATTGCCTGGGAGATTGTCACGGTCACTGCCGCCGCGGCGGGCGCCCTCACTCTGGAGCCGCGTGCTGGTCTAGCTTGGCCGCAGGGCGCGGCGATTAGTGCCCGTCTGACCAGCGCTGCCATGGCCCGCTTGCTGGTGGATATTCAGGATCTGCAGGCGCGGGTAGCGGCCCTTGAGCCGCCCGTTGATGCCGGCGGGATTGCCCTCACGTCGGTTATACGTGTTACCGGCGCGACGAACCTACACGGGTTCTCGATAGATCGCTCGATGGGTGGCATCGCCCCGGCCCACGCGAGCGCCATTCCAGGCGGCCCTGCGGTGGCCGATGCTTATGGAGAGCTGGTCGAGCTGTGGTGGGATGACGACTCCAGCATCGCCCAATACGTGTACGTGAGCATTGCGTCACCCGACGAGCGCGGCCTGCCTTTCTCGCGGATGGTTATCGACACAACAGAGTTTCTGGTGAGCGCTGCGGAAGGTGTTGATATCAGCATCGGCACCGCGCGCGCCTGGTGGAACACCACCACAAACCCGCTGCCAGCCGGCGCGCACACCGTTCAGTTCTTCAGCGCCTAACGCCGCCCCGAAGAGCACGCCCGCCTAGCGCGGGCTTTTTTATGCCTGGAGAACCGCATGACCCCCGCACTTGTCCCGCTGAAGATCATCCAGGGCGCCACCCTGCGCGACACCCTGCGCATCATGCAGCCACGGTTCGTGTACCGCCCCATCACGGCCATCGCCGCCACGGCGCCCGTGCGCCTGACCTGCGACCATGGCCTGCCGGCCGACTGGCTGATCTGGGTGCAGGATGTTCAGCAGATGCAGGAGCTGAACCGCTCGCCGCGCCGTGAGCTGCCCCACCGAGCGGAAGTGGTCGACGCCACCACGCTGGAGATCAACACCCTGTCGGCCCTTGGCCGGTCCCCAGTCGGCGGGCAGATCATCTACCAGCCGCCGGTTGACCTGACCGGCGCCACCGCGCGCATGCAGATCCGCGACAAGCCCGGCGGCACGCTGCTGCTGGAGCTGAGCACCACCAACGGCGGACTGGCGATCACCGGCCCCGGCACCATCGAGCGCACCCTCAGCGCGGCTGACTCAGCGGGCATCACCTGGCTCGGCGGGGTGTACGACCTCGAAGTCACCTATGCCGACGGCACTGTGCACCGCTACTTCGAGGGGCCGGTTACGGTCAGCCCGGAGGTGACCCGTGTCTGAGGCTGAAGCCTGGGCGGTCGCCATCGAGGGCGACCGCCCGGCGCTGGTCATCGAGCACCTGCTTGAGTACGCCGTAACTGTTGAGCCCGCACCTGATGTGCTGGTGGTAACGGTGGGCGAGCAGGGGCCGCCCGGCCCGCCAGGGCCAGAAGGTGGCGGTGCCGGCGAAACGAACCCCGCATTCACCTACACCGCAGGCCGCGTAAGCCGGATCGACTACGCCAGTGGCGCGCACAAGCTCTTCACCTACACCGCCGGCGTACTGTCTCAGCTGGACTATGTGGTCGGTGCTGTGACTACGCGCAAGGCCTTCAGTTATAACCCGGACGGCACCTTGGCCGCGATCACCCAGGAGGTGCTTTAGATGGCCGTTAATACTAACGCTGTCGGTCTTTTCCCGAACAACGTCGCACAAACACCAACTGCGCCTTTGATCGAGGGGTCTGCTGCCGCGAGCTTTATCAGCAACATCGTTCCTCGATATGACACCCTTACTGCCGTTACTGGTCGCTATGGTATGCGTGTTAGCTACTCGCCAGCACTGGATTTCACGGGATACGACTTCATCGGTGTCCAGCACTTTTGCAGCACCTACAACCCAGCCCAAGGCATGGACACCATCGCCAACGGCGGCCTACGGGTCATTTTTGTGGACGGTGCTGGAGCTTATGCGGGCTTCAATGTTTACGGCGGCAATATCCCAAATTACAACCCAGAAAAAGTTGATGGTTATTTGGCGGGCAACTCATATACGCAGGCTATATTTTATATATCAAAACTGCGCACTCCAGATATATCGTCCGGGGCAATTAACTGGTCGAACATAGTTGCAATTGAAAGCAGTACAAAAACTATTACTGCATCTCGAAAAGACATGAGTATATACAAGCCCGTTAAGCGTAATGCCCCGTCCATGACTGGCACGGAAACGCTAACAACTTTTGCCAATGGTATTGCCCAGCCGTCATCTAGCAACATCTATGACTCTGCGCTATTAGCCGTTCTCCCGCAGTATCAGCAATCCGCCGCACAAATAACCTTTAGTGCCCGAATTGGACTAACTATTGGCGATGGCGTAACAGCGACAAACCTAACGGACTCTAACTTCGCCATCGGCTTTGAAAACCCGCACGAATTCTCGCCCGCATTCCGCAGCACTGGTCCTTGGATTTTGCACGGACCGGCGCATGTTCGCTCATTCAAAGTCATCCAGTCCGCGTCCGATGTGCTATCGCTCACCGATGGATCTATTGCGTCCGCTGGGTGGTGGCAGTGGGAGCTTTCCGGCAGCGGTGTGGCGACCTGTACCCGCGTGCAGTACTGGCGCTTTGATGGGTTCAGGGCTGCGCATGGCCATTACGTTGACTGCGCGTGGAACGATGCCGACAGCGCCGTAGAGGTGACGGCGGCAACCGTGATCAGTGGCGGCCTGATCCGTGGTGCTAAGGCTACTGCGCTCAAGATCCTATCGGGTGCTGGCTTTTACTCTGGATTGGCGGTGCAGATCAATTCCCCATCTGCGACCTGTGACGTGGAGCTTGGCGCTGGTGGCGCCGGCACTTATGAGTTAGCCAAGATCACCGTGCCCGCTGGCTACACGCTGCGCCTACGCAATAACTCGGCGAGCAATGCGGTGACGATCATCCTCCCCGCCGGCATGAGCTATAGCTCCAGCACGGCCGGTGGCGCCATCACGGTGGTATCGGCAGGCACCAAGTTGACCCTGACTGACCTGCCGATCGGCTGTGATGTGGTGGTGCTCACGGCGGGCTCCTCGACGGTACTGGCCCAGGCGGATGAGCTGGCCGGCAGTACGTTTGAATTTGAGTACAGCGGCACGCCGCTAGTGGATATCGGTGTGATAAAGCCCGGCTACAAACTGCGCTACCTGCGCAACCTGCAGCTGGCCAGCAGCGATTCCGCAATCCCCGTCAGCCTCGAAATCGACAGGAGCTACCTACCATGATGCAGGTTGTCACCACCACGGATGGCCGCTTTGTCGGTCGCCTTTTTGATCCCGCCGAGCCGATGATTTTTGACGGCTTCCGGTTTGTGCCCGACAAGGTGGCGGTCCAGCCGGATGGCCTGGTGCGCCTGAGCAACAGCAACTACGTTATCGACGCGAAGGAACTCTGACCATGGCGAAAATCACCAGCAAGGCCCAGCTCAACGTCGGCACCGAGCTGACGGTAAACGAGGCGGCGCGCACCATCACTCTGAACGCTGCCGGCAACCTGACGGCAAAAGATGGCGTGACCTGGCAGGCGCTCTATTCCAAGCTGGTCGACCTGTGGGCCACCGCCACTTACCAGGACAGCCCGTTTCCGGCGTACGCTATCGACGCCCTGTCTGGCCAGTTCCAGATCGGCACCGATGGCGCGACCTACAGCGGCTGGACCTTTGCCAGTGACGCGACCCGGCAGATGCTGCGCGATGGCGGCTGGTCTGAGTACAGCGCCGCGGGCGTGTTGCAGCGGGTGTATGTGGGTATCGTGGGCCTTGGCTCGGTATCGGCTGGCGCGCAGCTCTACTACCAGCGCGCCGCTGCCGATGCCCCGGCCAACTTCACCTTCACCGACCAGTGCAACGAAGGCATCCAAGTCTTCGGGGATGCTGCCAACGGCAACTTCGACAAGCGCACTTACTTCAAGGGCTTCGTGCGCGAGCAGGGGAAGAAGTACAAGGACAGTGTGCTGGCGGACACCGGCAAGACCTCCACCGGCGCCAACCTGGTCAACCTGCTGCTGTCGAACGAGGATGACCTGAAGATACAGGCGCTGGACGCGGCCATGGCCGGCGCGCCGTATGCTGGGATCACCGTCAGCTACTACACCGCCAACCAGGTGCGCACCATCGGCGGCAGCAACTACAACTTCAAGATCATCGTCGCCGGTAACGGGGCCACCCTGGAACAGATCTACACCAAGGTGCAGTACCTGCTGCGCCAGAACAGCAACATCAACACCGCCGGCACCGCGGGCGTGGTCACCGGCAAGACGGCCTCGGCACTGCTGGCCTTTGTCGGCGATACCCTGGAGACAGCCGCCTCGGTGTATATCGATGGCATCCAGGCGGCTGACAGTAACCGCGTGAAGTTCAAGGATGACGGCGGCACCTTCCGTGAAAACCCCTACACGGCGGCGGGCACCATCAGCTTCAACGCCCCACTCGTCGGTGCCGGCTCAAGCTACCGGCTGATGTTCACCGCGCCACCCGGCGCCGGTAATGACTTCGGTGAGGCTGGCGCGGTCACGGTAAACAATGCGGCCGGTGTGCCTATCGCGGGCAGCATCGGCGCGGGCTCGGTGAGCTTTGACTACGACTACGACGGCAACACGCAGGCCGGCTTTGCCGCTGGCACCGACCGCGCTGTGACGCTGATCGGCGTGCGCCCTGGCAGCGGCAAGTATGTGGTCGCCACCGGGACGCTCACGCGTAGCAAGGGCATCGCGCTGTCTTTGGTCGCCGAGCAGGATAGGGTCTATGCGTAATGGCCATCCTCTTCGATGCGGCAACCAAGAGGATCATCCTCGACAGCTCCAGCGTCACCGCGACTGAGATATACAGCCGCTGGGTGGACTGGGCGGCAACGGGTGATAACGCCAAGTTCGGGCTGGTTATCCGCCAGGTTGGCGGCGATGACCTGGGCGGTGGGCTGGCGATCCCTCCCTACTACTTCCTTCAGGGCGGCTGGCGCGTGCGCCCGATGGAAGCCAGCCACCTGCTGGCCCTGACTGGCAACTTGTTCGTTGAGGGTGGCGGGGTGCCGGTGGTCAACACCCTTGGCAGTTTCAACGTCAGTGTGCAGTACACCGTGCCGGTGCAGGCTCAGGCCTTTTCCACTGGTGGCGCCCCAGCACTGACCCCGCAGCAGATCGGCGAGGCGGTATGGGATGCCCTGGCCGCCGCGCACCAGGTGAGTGGAAGCATGGGCCAGCAGGTGCAGGCCGCTGCCCTTAACGCTGCCTTGGCCGCCGCGCTCAGCGCATAACGCATCCGCAACAACCGCGCCCACTTAGGTGGGCTTTTTTTCGTCTGGAGAAAAGTATGCAGCTATCCGAAGTGCGGCCGATCATCGGCCAGGCGCTGGCGCTTTTGCCTGCGCGCATGAATACCCAGCAGGCCGTTGTGCAGATGCTCGCAATCGGCCTACAAGAAAGCCGCTTCGAGCATCGCAAGCAAATCGGCGGGCCAGCGGTTGGTTATTGGCAGTTCGAACAGCAAGGCGGGATTCGTGGCGTGCTCAACCATGCCTTGACCCGCAAGCTGGCACAGGACGTATGTCGGCAGCGTGATACGCCCGCCAGTCCGTCAGCGGTGTATGCGGCGCTTGAGCATGACGATGTGCTGGCGGCGGTATTCGCACGACTGCTGCTGTGGACTGACCCAAAGCCGTTGCCTGCCGTCGGCGATGCTGCCGGCGCGTGGGATTTATATCTGCGTACGTGGCGGCCCGGCAGACCCCATCCTGACACTTGGCCAATGCTGTATGCCAAGGCCTTGGTGGCTGGAGCATGAGTAGCTTCACCTCATTCACCGCGCCGCTAGATGTGCGCTACGACGCCGAGGCCAGCAGGGCGCTTGGCGCCGATCACTGGCGGGTGCTCAAGCCGTTTCGGTTTTACGTCGACACCCAGTCTCGATGGGTCAATGTGCCGGCCGGGTACCTAACTGATGGGGCCAGCGTGCCCCGGCTGTTCTGGAACATCATCCCGCCGTGGGGTGCTTACGGTCAGGCGGCAGTGGTGCATGACCTGGTGTGCGAGTACCTGTCGATCGCCGTCGACGGAGCGCCGCATCCGGTCACCCGTGCCGAGTGCGATGCCATTTTGTTGGAGGCCATGACCGTGCTCGGTGTGCCTGTACTCAAGCGCCAAGCAATCTATCAAGCGGTGTCGTTGTACCGACTGGTGTCGGGCGTGAGTAAGCCGACGAGCACGGCGCAGAAGCGTGCACTGGAAGCAAAGTGGGCAGGGTGACTCCCTAGCCTTGAAAGAAAAAGGGAGCGGCTGACCGGGTGCGTCAACACCTAGCCAGCCGCCAAACAAGCAGACCGATCCTGCAAGCCCAGCCAAGGCTCCCCACTCCGTGCACGAAGCGGGTGGGAGGCTATACCTGTTTATCCATACAGTAAAGGCTTGCAACTATGACCAATCCAATCATCCCTTGGATGGGCGGCAAGCGCCGCCTTGCCGATCGCCTCATCCCGCTGTTCCCGCCGCACGAATGCTACGTCGAAGTCTTTGCCGGTGGTGCCGCGTTGTTCTTCATGCGGCCACAGCCCGCACCCGTTGAGGTGCTGAACGATATTAATGGCGACCTGGTGTCGTTGTATCGAGTGGTGCAGAACCACCTCGAGGAGTTCGTGCGGCAGTTCAAGTGGGCGCTCTCCAGCCGGCAGCTTTTCGAGTGGCAAAAGATCACCCGCCCGGAAACCCTCACCGATATTCAGCGGGCTGCGCGATTCTTCTACCTGCAGCACCATGCCTTTGGCGGCAAGGTCAGCGGGCAAACCTTCGGTACCGCCACGACTGGCCCTGCCATCAACCTGATGCGCATTGAAGAGAACCTGTCTGCCGCTTGGCAGCGGTTGGCCGGCACCTATGTCGAGAACCTGCCATGGCTCGACTGCGCCGAGCGTTACGATCGCGCCCACACTTTCCACTACATGGACCCGCCGTACTGGCAGACGGCAGGCTATGGCGTGGCCTTCCCCTATGAGAACTATGAACGCATGGCCGACTTCATGCGGCGCTGCAAGGGCAAGGTAATGGTGAGCATCAACGATCACCCGGATATCCGCCGGGCGTTCGATGGCTTCCACATGGAGCAGCTAGACATCCGTTATAGCTGCACCAATCAACGGCAAGGCGTGGCCGAAACAACAGGCGAACTGGTGATCATGAACTGGGTGCCGGCGGAGCTGGGCGGTCTGTTTGACGGCGTCTGATTCGCTTGCTAAGGCTCGGCGCCAGAGCGTTACTGGTGCCAGCCAAACCAACCAAGGACAAACCATGAACCTCGCCGAACACCTACAGCCACTGCCCACCGAACTGCTTAAAGCCATGGCAAATGGGGAGGTCGACTCACAGGCGATCGCCGCGCAACTGATGGCTGATCGCGGGCTTGACCAATCTGGTAAGTGGGTGGGGTTTCCGAAAGCGGCTGAGGTGTGGAAATTGCAGCTATAA